CAGGGCCAGGTCGAGCAGCTTATCGGCCGTGGCCGATGCAGCCTCTACGAAGTTGTTGTACACCCACTGCCGGGCCGGGGCCGAGTTGGCGCTTTGCTGCTCGTTTACCCCTAGGTCGTTCAGGGCCACGGCCAGCAGGGGCGCGGCTTCGAGCACCACGTAGTAGGCCAGGGCCGGGCGCAGCTGCTCGCGCAGGGCTATCAGGTGCGCCGGCGCATCTAGCTCCGGCAAGTTACCCAGCTGCTCGACCAGGCCCGCGCCGAGCATCGGCCCGAGGTGCAAGGCCTCGGCCGTGGCCACGAAGCTGAGCAGGCCCTCCGCGCGGTTTTTGTGCACCGACGAGAGGCACTTCTTTAATTCTTCTACCGTATTGAATAGCATCAGCTTAGGCGCTTTGATTGGTCGTTTTCTCCTGCCCTTTGGGGTTTTCGGCGATGGTGGTGATGTCCACATCCACGAAGCCGAAGCGGTTCTTGGGGTTGAAGCCCATGATTTTGTGGGCCGCCTGGAAGGTTTTGAGCAGGATTTTGCGCTTCTGGGGCGTGCGCATGGCGATGTGCAGCTGGTAGCTGATGCGCTTCTCGCTGCCCGAGCCCCCGAGCTTGCTGCCGGTGTCGATGCCGGCCAGGCTCGGGTCGATGCCGTGGCCGCTGGTGTGGGCAATGTTGGCCTGCTGGTTGACCGCCGTGTAGGCGTCGTCGCTCATCTTGTTCTCGATGGGCACGATTTCCCAGCCCGGCAGCGGCTTGCCGGTGGCGTCCACCGCGAACTTGCTCACGAAGACCTTATCCGTGTTTTCGACGCCGGCCAGCATCTCATTCATGTTGGCCATCAGGTCCATCTCGGCCTTTTTCTTCTTTTCCGGCTCGCCAAACTGGTCGAAGTAGCCCATCGGTATCTTGATGTGGTACTTGACGTTATAGCCGTTATCCAGGCCCGAATCGTGGAAAATCGGAATCTTGTTGCTCACCGACGTCCACCGGCGCGTGCCCCAGAACGGGGGGATGTCGTAGTACTTCTGGCCCGGCGTCCAGTCGCGGCCGTGCAGCACGAACTCGCCGTACTTGCTCGGGTTGCTTGGGTCGTAGGCAGGCAGGATTTTGGCCTCGTCAGCCCGAAAATTGCGGAAATCGTGGTGGAAGGCGTAGCGGTCGGGCCTAGGTTTACTCGTGACCAGGGCGCGGCTGATGGTGCAGTCGAAGCTCTGGATGGCCTCCACGTAGGTTTTGCTGGCCAGCGAGAACACGCTGAAGTAGTTAGCGAACGTTTCGAGGTTGAAGGCCAGGCCTTGCAGGGTGGTGTCGCCGTCTATCGACTCGTACCAATCCTCCATCTCGGTATCAATCACCGGCGCCATGCGCTCTTTGCCATCCACGATGCTGCGCTCGAATACCCCCAGACGCGAGCCTAGCACCAAATCGCGGCCCGTCATGATGAGCTGCGGCTTGAGGTGGTTGTTGTGCACCAGCTCCAGTATTTTCTGCGGTTGCAGGTTGTCCGGCCCCCAGGGCGCGAGCTTGATGCCGCCCTGGCTGAGCGGGGCGGCGCCAAAATTCACGTCCTGGGCCTTGTCGCTGCTAGTCAGCTCGACCAAGGCCCGGGCGCCGGGCAGGATGTAGAGCCCGCCCTCTAATTCTTTGATATCGCGTGCTTTCATCGCTTACCCGTGCTTAATGTCTCGGCCGTTGTAGCCGCAGAGCAGAATGATTTTGAGCGCGAAGGGCTGGCCGTGCTCGTCCACGAGTTGCAGGGTGCCCTTTTCCTTCACTTTGTAGCGGAAGGCGCTGCCGCCCTCGGGGCCGGCCGTGCTGCCGCCGCCCACGCCGACCAGGCCGCCTTTGCGCACGGCGGGCTTGCTACCCTTTGTGCCGTTGGTTTTGTAGTAGTCGATGGAGAACGCCCTAGGGTGGCCGTTCCCGTCAGGCAGCTCTATCTCTGCCAGTACTGTGCGAATATGAATTTGAGGCCGTTGCATGGACTCAAATTGCCGCTTTTGCCTGTCGGCGCGTAGGACGGAAATAAATTATTGCGTGTTTCTCAGTCAACTAGCCGAAAATCAGCCAGAACGCGCCGCAAAAGCCACGAATTTTATTGCGTGACCCACGCCAGAGTGCGCGCCCTTTAGCAGTTGGTAATTGCTAAAACGGCAATTTTTGAGGAATATATGAATGGCCCTTAGGGGTAGGGTACGCACAAAAAAGTGCCCTAGCGATAGCACTAGGGCACTTTTTTAAGGTTTTGCAGGTGGCAATTGCCAGTGAAGTAAACTACGTAATTAGACTATTAGCTTTGAGGCTATGAGAGCCAAGAGTTTACTACTGCTAATTCTTCTACTAGTAGGTTGTGAAAGAGAAGATAAAAGATTACTGGCTAAGCTTGAGCAAAAGTTGCAACCTGTTCGTACTATGACTAGAGGTTATCACATCTTGACTTTTGATAGTTTGACAGATTTCAACTGGGATAGAATGTATCCTGTCATAGGTACTTCTTACGGCGGGAATACGGATAATTTAATAAGCCATATTATTGGGTTTAAATGGTCGGGGCCAGATATTCCAATCGGTTCTAAGAGACTGCTGTTTGTGCATCAGCACAAAGTAGTTGCTTATATTGATTGCAGCCAATCGAACACAGTAGATGGTAGGGTAGCATTACCCATTGAGCTATTTAGATGCAGCGATGAGCAAGTGGGATATAGCCGCCGGCAGGCAAGGTTTGCAGTTTTTCGCAATTGTGCAGGTGGCCTGCCAGGCTTCTTCTATATGGTTCCGCTTGACTGCTTAGAAGATTTTCGGGTTTCTATTAAGCAAGGATGCACAGACTCGACTCTCAAAATACTTGCTGCACCCCGTCCGTATTGATTCTACAGGCTGCATCTATAGCGTGAGACCCTAGTAGCTGCTAGCTGCGACCAAGGAAGTACACTGGCTCATGCACCTGCACCTGGCCAAAGAGGTGGCCGTACTTACGGTACACGATGTTGTCGAAGCAGTCGCTAAGGTGAGTCGCGCGCTCTTGGTCGATACTGCTGCTCTCGCTCTTCTTATTCTTAGTCCAGTCGGGGTTGATGGGCGACTGCTCGATACTGATGATAAGAAACTTACACTTATTGCGGTTGAAGCGCATGACGGGTAGCCTAGGGTTGGTCTCGGCTAGCAGCTGGTTGATAGCAATGTGCTTGAGGCGATGGTCGGGGTCGAGGCCTTGCACCATGAGCACCGAGGTCCACCCCCGTGCGGCTAGGCCCTGCTGGATGGTTTGGTAGAAGGTAAGGTTAGCCCCTACCTGCTTGTTGTTGCCGTTACGGTCACCATAGATAACCACGTGCTTACGCTCGTGGCTCTCATAGGCATCGCAGAACTTAGTGACCAATGAGTCAAGCACGGTAGTCTCGCTCTGCTTGACCCACAACGCATCGAGGCAGCGAAACTCCTGACCGTTCTCCTGGCACACGATAACCGAGGTGAAGCCAGCGTTGAAGTCAAACGATAGCTCCAGTTCACGCGCTGGGTCGCGGTCACTGTCGATGGCCAGGGTGAGCCCGGTCTTATCGTCGTGGGTGTAGGTAAAGGTTTTCCATACGCCGTGCTTCTCCGAGTTAAAGCTGGGATAGAAGGAGTTGGGCAGCTTGGTCAGGCGCTTATTCATTACCTCCACGTTCCATTCCAAGGGCGTCATGCCGTTGCGTAGGTCGCGCAAGTATTTCTCGCCCAGCACAGCCACGTTATCGTAGGCAGTAGACTCCAGAAAGAAGTAATCGCTGGGCTCCTCTTTGGCCAGGTCCTCAGTCTTGAATACCCACTGACCTGAAGGCAGCCAGGGCACTGAGGTGTAATCGCAAAAGGTTTGGTGGTGCGGGTTGTCAGGAAAGCGGTAGATATTGCCCCGAATCATGGGGCGCAGAATCTTGTTCACGTGCTCTTCCTTCATGAGCGCCGACTCATCGATGTGCCCGAAGTCGTAGTTGCCACCACGGGCCAGCTCGGCCCGGTCCATGCTCAGCATCTGGATGGTGTAGCCATTCAGGAAGCTGATAACGTTCTCGTAGTTGCTGGGTGGCTGGTAAGGCTTAATCCACTCAGCTGGTGGACGCTTGCCCTTGACGTAATGCCCGAAACCCGACTTCTGGTCATACTCCCGCAAGCCGTGGGCCTGCCAGGCAGCCTCCATCGCCGGCACCGTGTTGCTGGTAAGCTGGGTGTATGTGAGGCCCGCTAAGAAGCCCTTGGCCCTCGGCAGGTAGTTCATTTCCACCCGGGTTTCGTGGCCGGCCACGGTCGTCTTACCTGAGCCCCGGCCGCCAACGAAACTGCGGCGCTTTTGCTTGGCAGCTAAGAACTGCCGCTGCTTTTCGTTAACGTAAATCTTTCTCGCCGGCGTTTTGCTCGTCTTACTCATCGCTGGGCTCGGTTACGTCTTCGTAGTCAGCATTTTCGGTTTCTTGCCCCTTCAGTACTGCCGGGTCGGTGCTGAAGTCCATCGGCACCGGAATAAGGAAGGCTTTGGGGTCGAGCAGCGTCTTTTCAGCCTCAAAGAGGCCTTGTAGCTTATCGCTAAGCTCCTGAGCCCGAATAGCGTTGCCGATATCACCGTTCTTGCGGGCCAGGTTGGCCAGAAGCTTGTAATTCTCCACGGCAATCACACGCTGGCCCTTTTTATCGACCTCTTCGATGCTGCCGTACAATTTGGTACTCTCGCGCACGATGGCGTAGAGCTGCGGCTGGCTCAGGTCGTATTCCTTCTCCAGCGTGGCAATAACCTGGTTTTTGCTGAAGCCTAGGCAAAGCAGGCCGTGGGCCTTGCGATACTTGGCCAGCATCTCTACTGCATCTGGCTCCAGAGGCTCGCCATCGACCAGGTACAGGCGGTACTTATCAAGTTTATCTGGTTTACCGAGTTGTTTCATAAAAAAAGCGGGGTTACATCGGTAAGATGTAACCCCGCCCAGGGCCTCAGTAGGACGATAATACGCTCAACTGCGCGTAGCTTTGTAGTCCTTTCGATTGTGAGATTTCGAAGGGGTGACTAGAAGCCCGACTGGCAATTGCCGGCCGGGCTTCGTTGCTAGAAAACTAGACGAGTCAGCTTGTAAGTGGCAAGTAAGTTAGAGCTTACTCCACATGACGTTGCTTTTAAGCTGCCGGCGACGCGCGCGCTCCTGCTTGCGCTGCTGGCGGTGGTAGTATTTGACCCAGGGCCGGGGGGCCTGCCCGCTGTGCCGGGCCGGGGAGCAGCTGCCGAGCCCTAGGCCCAGCAGCCACACGACGAGTAGCAGCTTGCTCATGCCTTCAACTGCATGTCAACCTGTTGCAACTCCACTTCCAGCTTAGCAGCCTTCTGGCTGTACTCGCTACGCTTTGCCTCCGTCTTGGCCGTTTCAGCCGATTTCTTGGCTTTGCTGAGGTTTGAGCGCAGGTTACCGCGTTGCTTCACCAGCTCCGCCCGGTCAATACTTGGTGTGGGTGCAGCTGCGGGCTCGGCACTAGGTGCCGACGCCTCCAGGACGCCGGGCTCAGGGGCGGCGGGCTCGCCGGCTACCAGGTTACGGCGCTTTTGGGCCAGCGCATTATACTGCTGCTCCAGCGACAGGATTTCGCCTACTACCCGAGGGCCCTCGGCCGGGTCGAGGGTAGCCAGGCTGTTGCTCAGCTGGCAGCGTTGTTGGTAAACCGGTTGCATGAGCTGCGTCAGCTCGTCCAGCTCCGGGCGCAACTGCTCGGGCACGTGCTGCTCTGGGAAGGCCTGGCCCGACTCGGGGCGGTGGGCTTCGACCAGCACACTGGCCACGTGCTGCACCGCGCCCTGCACGGCCTGGGCAAAGTGGTTGAGCACTTCGCTCACGTCCTGCATGCGGCCGCCACAACCAACCTTTACCAGCTCGTACACCAGCTTCTTGCGGTTGGCGTCGGACTCCTTCTTGAGCAGCCCGTTAACCAGGCTACGGTTCTTGCAGTGCTGTTGCAGCAGCAGTACGCCGGCCTGGTAGTCGGCCGCCTCGCCGGCTTCGAGCCACGCAAATACCTCCTCTAATTCATGTTGCATTATCGAAAAGCTTTGATTTCAGGATTCTTGAAATCAAAGGTGTCGAAATGGGCAACCCGCTAGTAGGACGGTTTTAGAGCAGTTCGCGGAAGGTTTGTACTACCTCCAGGTGGTCGCTCGTGGCCAGCCAGGCGTAGGGGTCCAACTCCTTATTGATACAGCCCAGCGCGTCCTCCCCTTCGCGCAACCACTCATCGAGCAGGTAGGTCATGGTCAGAGCCAGCACCTGCGCGCCCCGAGGTTCCTGCAATAACTTATCGAGCAGTTTAAGTAGCTTATCAACTTGTTTGGGCGGCAACTCTGCCTCTAGCGCGTCAGCTAATTCAGAATCAACGTCAGCCCCTTGAGATAGGTAGTGAGCCAGCGGTTGAAGCCGTGAAAGTTGGAAACGAGTATCGATAGGCATACGAAGTGGGTATAATGGTAAGATGAGAAGGTTATCGAAAAAGCCCCGCCTGGTGAGAGGCGGGGCTTTTCGGGTTACTACGGCGAGCCGTTTACTATTTCTTGCTCTTGGCAGGCGCTTCGGCTTCGGCGGCGGGCTCGGCCAGCGCCGAGACGACCGGCGTGGTGGCGGGCTCAGCCAGGCGCTCGAGCACGTGGGTTTTGCCAATTAGCTTCTCGGCCAGGGTGTCGTCGATGCGCTCGAGGGGAATCGTGCGGCCGTTGAAGTTGACGCCGGTCATGCCTTCGTGGTTTACCAGCTTAAACTTAGTCAGTTTTGGGTTCATGGTGCTACTTGATAAAGCGTTAGAAATGGCGACCTAGGGCTACTTACACCGGCAGGGCAGCCGTGTAGTAGTAGGGCACGTGCTTGAAGCCCTCGCCGCTGAATTTGAAGTCCGTACCGTTCTTGTCGGTACCGGTCTTGCCCGACTTATAGTCGTGCTCGAACTTCACGCCCCGGAACTCGTCACCTACCAGGCGCATGTTACCGTTGCTGTCGCGGCCGGCTACCACGAAGTCGCCGTTGAGTGCCGACTGAATCACGGCATCAATCGCGGCGCTGCCACGAGGCACGTACACGTTCAGAAACTGGTTAACGCTCTGGTTACCCGCGTCGCCGGTGCTAGCGTGGTTGATTTCGCCCGTGTTCTGGGCAAAGGCCCAAGGCACGAATTTTTTACCCGTCTTGGGCACGATGGGCGTGCTGATAGTCACGCCATCGGCACCCGGCTCGGGAAACTCGTCGATGTCGCGCCGACGGATAACGTGAATATCCGTCAGGCCGCCCGGGTTCGGGCAGTCGTCCGCCTCAATGGCGGCAAGAGGAATTACAGTGCACATACTGCTAAAAATGAATGACTAAGACCGTAGGGAGGTTCTGTAGGCGATAGTGAGATTGCGAAGGGGGTGACTGGCCACTAGCGCCCCGGCAGCCGGGCGGCTACCGGGGCGGTGGGCTTAGTTGCCGGAAGGGGCGGGCTCGGCTTTCTCCGCGTCGATGAGGGCCTTGCCAGCTGCCAGGGCCTTGTCGTTGGTCCACACCAACTCGGCAATCGCCAAGTCGGGCGCGGCCTCGAAGTCAGCCATGATATCCACGTTGCGCTTGCTCTTCTCCACGATGAACGAGCCGGGGCCGCCGCCCAGCGGGCCAGTCATCCACACGAAGTTTTCGGCGGGCGTGCAGATAACGGCGCCCGTGCCGGCCAGGCCTGGCTCCGGCACAATACGGATGTTGGTGCCGTCGATGGTCTGGTGCTCGAAGCCACCCGTATTGTTGGTGTTGGCGCCGAAGGTGCCGCGGTAGTCGCGGTTGTAGAACTTGGCGGCCGTGGGCTCTACCAGCATTACCAGGTTGGTGTTGACCAGGTGCGCGGGCACCAGGTCGGCCACGCCCTCCAGTTGGTCGATGGCATTAGAAGCCGTGATGGGCGCGCCCGTGAAAATCTGGTTGGCCCCGATAACGCCGGCCTCCGAAAGCAGCGGCAACAGCCCGTTGAACACGCGGTTAGCCTGCTTCTTATCCGCGTTGTACACGCCCTTGAATACGGCTTCGAGGTGCATCTCCTCCTTAGCCTTCTCGGCCAGCTTGTCCATGATGTACTGCTGGAACGGCACGTCGTACACGTCGCCGCGCTTGCTCTTGTTGATGCGGCCCAGGTAGCCCTTCCACATCGCCGTGATGGTGGTGGGCGTCAGGGTGTAGTCAATCTTGCAGGCGCGCACCTTGCCGATGCGGTTCTTGAACTTCACCGTGCCCTTGGGGTCGAAGGTGTCTTTGTTGCCGGGCTGGAGCACCGACGAAACGAACATCTGCGTCAGGGCCAACTCATCGGTCACGTCGTTGTAGAGCCCCATGTAATTGAGGAACGACTGGTTGGTGATGAGAATGGTCGAGAGCAGCTGGGCGGCTTCCTTGAGGGTGTAGCTCTGAATTTTGGGGCCAAGGCCCGAAAAGTCGATTGATTTGTCTGCCATGCTAGGGGTGCCGGCTAGCTATGCCGGAAACGTTTAGCTAAAGAGTGATGAATGAATGGGTTGCGGGTAGCCTATTTTTCGCCCAGGCGCTTTTTGGTGTTGGCGATGGCGGACGCCGAAGCGCGCTCCCAGGGCTCGGTAGCTTCAGCGCCTTTGTCGAGGGTGTTGCTCTCGTCTTCCTCGCGGCCATCGACAGCGGCTTGGTTGTCTTTCCACTCTTGCAGAGTGGCGGCTTTCTGCTCGGCAGCTTTCAGGTCTTCGGCGGTCTTAGCTTTTTCATCCTGAGCCACTTTCAAAGCCGAAGCTGCCTGCTCCGCTTTGAGGTCGGCCTCTTTTTTGTCTTGCTCTAGCTGCGCAATTTTATCGTCAGCTGCTTGCAGGTGAGCTTCGGTCACCGGGTCGGTGCCCGACTTCAGTCCTAGGAAGCCTAGGATGTTGGCGAACTTGTTTGCCATGCGGAATTAAAGTTTTGGGTAAAGAGTGAAGCGGATTTGCCGCCACCCGTCTGAGCGAGTTTTGCAGCGTGATTAACAGCGTCTTGCAGCGAGCCGATGGCATCGACCAGGCCGTGCTTCTTGGCCTCCGCGCCGCGGTAGACCTTGCCCGTGAACACGTCCTCTTTGGTGGAGAGCTTGCCAGCGCGGCCCTTCTCGACCGAATTGATGAAGGTTTCGCCCACCTGGTCGAGGTCGGCCTGCACCGAAGCGCGCACCTCCGGGCTCATTTCCTCCACCGAGTTCATGCGGGCCTTGTCCACGGCGCGGGTCGAGCGCAGAATCTCGACCTTGTAGCCCTGCTTTTCCAGGAAGGCGCCCTGGTACACGTTCATGCACAGCACGCCCAGGCTACCGGCGTAGGCAGTCGAGGCCGAGTTGATGAAGATGCTGGCGGCCTGCGAGGCAATCCAGTAGGCGGCGCTGGCCCCTAGCCCATCGATGTAGGCTACCACTGGCTTGCCCGAGAGGGCCACGGCCTGGGCCAGCTCCTCGGTGCCATCGACCTGCCCACCGGGCGAATCGATGTCGAGCACGATAGCCGCGATTTCGGGGTCGCGGTTGGCGGCGTTCAGCTGGGCTACCAGGTCCTTGGTGCCGAGCGAGCAGTAGCCGCCGCGCTTCTGCACCGTGCCCTGAATCGGAATCACGGCCACTTTCGAGCCGCTGGTGTTGGCCGAGCTGGCCCCGCCGCTGCGGCCGGCCAGCACCTGGGCAATGCCCGAGGCCAGGTTCAGGCCGTGCCCCTGGGGTTTCACATCGAGGCCCGCCAGCTCACCAGCCTGAGTGACCCACATGGTGGGGTAGCCCTGCGCATCGACGTGAGCATAAGGCCGGGGCTTCGACTCGCTGGCATCGAGCGCGGGCAGGCCCGCATCCAGACGGGCCAGGATGGCGGCCTTGGCGATGGAAAAGTACTTGGCTTCGAGAGCCCAGCAAGTGCCGGCGAGTAAGTCGTGCATAGGTAAACCACCAGCTGAGGCGGTTTACAATGATTGCCTTTTTCAGTACCTAGGCGTAGGACGGTTTTAGCGCAGCAAAAAGCCCCGCCGGGTGGGCGGGGCTGGTCGGTCATTAGAGGCCGTAGTAGGCTTTCAGAAAGTCGTCTATCGGCTTACGGTACGTTGCCTCTTGGGCGCTGAATAGCCCGAGCGCCGTCATCCGCAAAGGCAGGTTCTGGTTTTGGCCAATGGCAAAGCTGGTGCGGCCGTAAAAGTGCTGCTCGGGCGTACTGTTGCTGCTGGCCGTGAAGGATTGCTCTACCCCGTTCCAAAAGGCCACGCACTCGGCCGGCTGCTGCAACTTCTTCCAGCTCATGTTGAAGCGGTTGAAAAAGCCAGGACCCCGGTAGGCCGGCAGCGCCACCTGCGGGCCGCCGAAATAGAATCCGAACTCAAAGCTCAGGTTGCCATACAACCGCCGAAACCCGATGCTCTGGGCGTAGCCGGGCGAGTAGCCGAACGTGGACGCGTTGTCGGGCACGTCGTTGATAACGCCTAGTAGGCAGAACTCGTCGTCGGGCGACAATTCCAGATTTGGAATATAGAGGATGCTGTTCTGATAGTTGAGCACCGGCTTACCGTTCAGGGCCGAGCCCAAAACGGTCGGCCCGGCACCAGGGTCGGCCACGGCATCGCCGGTGGCACCGCTAGCCGAATAGAGTTTGACCACGTGCCCGTTGCCATCGAGCTTGTAACCTAGAAAGCAGTCGGTAAAGCTCTGCATCGAGGCCGGCAATACCTGGCCCGGAAACAGGTTGAAAAAGGCCGTGCAGGCGTCCGAGTCCACGCCCTGCCCCCCGTCGGCAATGACGCGGGCCACGTGGGCCTGGGCACCACCGATGGCCCCACCCGAGTAGGGCACAAAGCCCGTGTTGTGATAGCGAAGGCTTTGCATCAGGCCGTAATAGTTAAAAGCACGTGCGTCACGTCGGTGGAAACGGCGGGCGTCGTTTGAAAGCGAATGATATAGTAGTCCCAGCTGGCCAGCCCGTTGATGTCGGCCTGCAGCGCGGCCAGCAGGTCGGCCGCGCTGCCTGTGCGCGGGGCACTGACTGCCGTAGTGCCCTCGGCCAAGACCTGGGCCGAGACGCTGCTGGCGTTGGTAGCCAGCTTGAGGGCGCTGAGCGTCACCTTACGCTCCAGTACCAGGTCGTTGAAGCGGTTGCTGGCAATGGTTACCAGGTCGCGCCGCCCATCACTGAGCGACTGCACCTTGACTAGCTCGGCACGGATAGGCGCGTCGTTGTAGAGCTGCGTGGGCGCCACGTGCAAGAATGGCACATCGGCGTTGAGTACGCTGACAAATAGCCGAATATCGCTGGTGGAGTTGGGACCGGCCGGGGCTACGCTGGTGGGGCTGGCGGCGACAGTAGTTGAGCCCGGCACGGTGTACCAGGCTTGCTTAAAAAACCCGTCTGCTCTCCAAACCGCATGGATAAGATTCAGCAGGTCACTCTGGTAGGTTACGGTTGGCTTGGCCCCTATCAGCTCCAGGGTGGTGTAATTTCTATCGAAGATGAATTGGCCGTTGGCCGTATTCACCCGGTTGTTCGTGTACTTCTGGACCACAGACAGGGCATTATCCTGAATGGCGTATTCGTTGGTGTCGAAATTGTAAAGCAGCCCGTGGCCCGCACCGGGGGCCTGACCTACCTTCAGCCGCCCATCGGGGCCTAGGCTGGCGTAGGTGCCACCTGCCTCGCTGAGCGTGGCCAGCGGGCCGGCCTTCGTGGCCAAAGTGAAGGGGCGCGGCACGGCGGCGAGCGGCACGCGGAGCACCTGGTGGGCCAAGGTGCTGCCGGCCGGCAGCGGGCTCGCCGCGGGCGCGCTGGGAAACTGCTCGTTTACAAACTGGCCCAACTGCGAGCCGATGGCGCCGCCCGTGCTGTTGCTCCAGTGCAGCCCGTCTTGGGTCATGGCACCGGCGTTGCTGGGCGTAATGCCAGAGTTGGCGTAGAGGTCGCAGACAGGTACGCCGACTGAGGCGCAGAAAGCCAGAATGGCGGCGGCTATCGACTGAATCGTAAGGCCGTGCGGATTTGCGGCGGGGCTCACGGGCTCCTGCGCGTAGGCGCCGCGCTCGGTGGGCGTGACGAAATACAGCGGCTTGGTGGGGTACTGCGTGCGCAAGGTTTCGTAGCAGTACCGCACAGCGCCGTAGATGGTGGCGGCGGTGGCCGGGTCGCCGAGCTGGCCTAGGTCATTGCCGCCGTGGCCGTACTCATTAGTGCCAAACATTACCTGTATCAGGTCGGCCTGGTCGAAGGCGCCGGCCGGCAGCAAGTTGGTGCCCGTGCGGAACACCTCGCCGCTGAAGCCGTGGGCAATGGCACGGGTGGCGCTGGTGGTGGTGAGCAGATTGGGTACGAAAAGCTGCTGGAGGGTCTGTGAATCGCCTAGTAAGCCGACCACCTGACCGGCGAACGGCTGGCCGGTCGGGTGTGCAGCCAGCAGCACGGGCCAATACGCCTGGTAGGTGGCGGGTACGGGCTTAGTCCACAAAAACATGGCGGTGCTGAAGGCGCCGGCCTGCACCGAGCCAGCCGCGTAGCGAGCCAGCGCCGGGGCTACGCCGGCGGTGTCGGCCACTTTTTGCAGGGGCTGTTTATCCTTATCGAACCACCAGGTGTAGGGCACCGCCAAATTGTGCGGGTACTCCTGGCCCGGTATCACGTCCATCAGCGCGGTGGTATTCCAGCCAGCCAGCGCCTGCGGGCTACCATCAAAATTGCTCAGGTAGGTATCATACTGCACGTCGCTGGCGTCGGGGTCGAGCAGGTTATCTCCAGGCAGGGCGGCCGTGCGTTGGTTGTTGGCCGGGCGCAGCAGCACGTACTCGGTCAGCTCGGTAGGAGCCTGGTCGCTGAGGGCAAAGTACGCGGCCTCGCTTACAATGCCCAGCAGTGCAGCACTAGGTCCACTACCGACACCGCTTTTGCGCGTAAACGTCTCGTTAGTAACGTCGATAGATTCAATCGGAGTGAGCTGACCGTTGACTACCAGCGTTCCCTCTACGTCGAACTGGCCACCGCTTACACCGCGCACGGCTACGGTCTGCCCGGCGCCCTGGGCGTTGGGTAGCCACGTGATGAGGTAGAGGCGGCCGGCGACTACCTGCGTGCCCTCGATGCCCTGGGCCTCCAATAGCGTCAGCTGCTGGCTCAGGGCCGCGGTGCTCACCGGGCCGGGCACCACTTTCCAGTTCACGTCCGTGCTGCTGCCGCTGGGGGCGGGCAGCTTGCCGGCGCGCAACGAGTAGTAAAACGCCTCCACGCCCGTGCCCGTGGGGTAGCGCACGGTGTAGTCTTTGGCGTAGTCGGTACCGACCTTGTAGAGCGGCACGTTGGGCACGGCCCCACCATCGGAGGCTTTGACTACCACTGAGTCTACAATTTCGTGCAGCCCATCGCGCAGCAGCTCGGGCGTGATGCGCTCGGTGGTATTGTCAGGATAGCGCTGCTCGATGGCCGCGTGCAGGTCGGGGCGGGCGAGTTCTGTCATCTTAGTGGAAGCCGAAGCTGAAGCCGGGTGAGAAGGCCCGGCGCGTGGGCGCAGCCACCTGGGGCTGCATTAAGTAAAAGGGAGCGGGCTGGGGCGTCTGGCCGCTGAAGCTGAGCGGGTAGCCGTTGCGGTCGGTGGCGCGCCGGCCCGTTTCGAGGCCCGCCGCGAAGCGCAGCGGGTGCGCGGGCGTGCCCACGAGCTTGGTCAGGCCGTTGCCATCGGCGTAGGCGGCCACGAAGTGACGCACCGCCCGCAGCCGGGCGATGCCTTCCATCAGGTCGGGGTCGTCCCGGAGCACGACCAGTTGCAGGTTGGGCTTGTAGAGCTCGCCCTGCGACTCACCCGCCTCGGGCTCCTCGAAGCTGGCCGCGTCGGGCGCAAACCAGATATCGCAGTAGTTCTTGTCATCAAGCAGGGTCAGGCCCACCGTCAGGCGCACGCCGGCGTAGGGGGCCAGGCGCACGTTGCGGGCCGGCCACACCCGCAGGGCGAGCAGGCCCCCGGTGTTGAAGCACTCGTTGGGGGGCAGGGGCAGCAGCGGCAGCATCCCTAGGCGATGGTAAGCTCAATGCTGGTCGCGTCGAGCAGTTTACCCATGAGCGCCTGGAAGGCCTCCTGGCTCTTGTAGATTTTGACGTTGCTCGGCAGCTTGGAGAAGCCCACCAGGATGCAGCCCCGCGTATCGGCCGCCGAATTGCCAGCGTGGATGAGCACGCCCTCGAAGCCGGGCACGCGGTGCAGGCGCGGGGTGAGCATGCGGAAAGCCGGGCTGCGCGCGATGGTTACCTTGTAGGTACCGGCCGGGATGGCCGTGGCGGCGGGCACCTTCTCGCCGGCGGGGCGCACCACGTCTTCGAGGGTGTAGCAGAAAAACTTGCCGTTATACCACAGCTCGCCAATAGTGCACCCGTTGGCGGACGGGTGGCGTCTTAACTCTAGAATTGCTTTCATGCCGCCCAAAGAGCAACATTGGTCCAGCGGGTAGTAGGCCGACAAGCGGGCGGCCCAAAACCGGCAATTGCCCGCCGACCCCTGGCAAGTGCGAAGAGGTCGGCGGGCAACTGCCGGACTACCCTCCCACCCCCGCCCGGACGGGCTGGGACGGAAACGGCAAATCCTGGGACGGAAACGGCAAATTTATTTTTTCAGGAACAAGCCCATTTCGGTGCCACTTTTTACGCAGTTACCGTACCAGGCAGCCCCCTTTTTAGAGCCGTACCAGCTCCACGGTGGCCGGCTTTTTCAGCGGCACGGTGGCCGCGAGCTTGCGCACCAGGTACGGCACCCCGTCGAGCCAGAGTTGGCGCGTGAGGTCGAGCTGCGCCAGGTGGAGGGGCGTGAGCAGCAGCGCCTGCTTGTAGCTTACCCCGCTGAGCTTGGCCGGCAGCCAGGCCTTGAGCCAGCGCTCGTAGGTGCCGGTGGTGCCGCTTAGCTCCACGCTCAGCTGCCCGCTCCGGCTCTGCCGCGACAGCTGCGGGTAGGTGCTCGCCCCATCGCTGGCCAGCTGGAGGCCGCGGTAAAAGAGCAGGCGCAGCTTGCCGTTGCGCGCGACTTCCTTCTGGCTGGCTTGGTAAGGCGGCTGCGAGAGCGCCGGCACCTCAATGGTAGCGCTCGTGTTCGTGGCCAGCTCGAAGCGCGTGGGCCGGGTAGTGGTGTAGCAGATGCCTTGCGCTTGTTCGTCACCGCCCCCGTTAAGCACCACCGGCGCTAGGGCCGCCCCGAGCAGCTGCCACGTGAGGCGCACCCGGATGCCATCCAAATAACCGGCCGTGCCGGTGTAGTACTGGCTCGTGCTGCGCACCAGGCGCACCTGCGGGCCGTAAGCGATGGCCAAGTCCGTGGTAGCAATCAGCTCAGTGGCCGGCAGGTCGGCCACGGTAGCCACCGCGTCCCGAATCAGGGCCGGGTCGGGCTGGCCGGCCAGCAAGTCTTTGGTTAGCTCATCCTGCGAATCGACCTCGTAGGTTAGCGTCAAGCCCTGCGGCTCGTTGATGCTCACTTCGGGCGAGCCGGCCAGCCGGTTCGTGAGGTCGGTATAGGCCGCGTCGGCCGCCACGCGCTCCACTAGATAGGCCGTGCGCACGCGCTGGGCCGGGTCGAGGTACACCACTAGCCCTAGGGCCTGCCGCAGCCGGGCCAGCAGCTCGGCCACGGTGAGCGCCGGCAGCGCGTCGGCCAGGCTAAAGCGCAGCCAGTTCGCGTCGCCCCAGTCTACCAGCTGCGCGTTGCCCACCAGCACCAAATCACCCAGCTCGCCGGGCAGTAGGTTGGCCACATCCACGACCAGCCCGCTTTCCTCGAAGATGGCTTGCAGCACGTAGCGCAGGCGCGGAAACGGGCAGTAAGGCGTGAGCAGCGGGCCAAAGATGCCGCTGGCCCGGGTTTGGTAGATAAAGCTTCCCCCGGCCGGGATGCCGAAAACATCGACGTCGTACACCCGCCACTCGTTCACCGTCTGGAGTGGGTAGTCCAGTGGGTCCGGCGCCGTGGTGGGCTTGTCGGCCAGGTACTCGTTGCGCAGGGGCGCAAACACGTAGTCGTAGGCCTCGGGATGGGCTACTACCTCATTGGCGTGCAGCAGCAGTCCCGGCACCAGCAGCGGGTTGCCGCCCCCATCGAGCCCTACCTGCGTAAAACGGGGCACCTCGCGCAAGCCGCCGTAGGTAAAACTGCTCAACTGCCGCCCGCTCAGGTTAGCCCCGCTCAGGCCCGCTTGCAGGCTCACCGTGTACTTCTGGGCCGAGGCCGACTTGACGCGCTGGCTGCCGCTGAGCAGCGGCAGCCCGGCCAACGCCAGTTCGGCCGGCAATTGCTGGCCCGGCACGGCGGCGCGGGCCGGCAATTCGGGCCAGCCGTAGAGCGGGCCGTTGGGCGCGGCCGGCACCCCAAAGGAGTACGAAAAGGTGCCCTTGATGGTGTCCTCGTCGAAGAGGGGCGAATGATACTCCAGCTGCACGCTGGTGCCGGGGCTCAGCTGCACCGGCCGCCCGTCACTGGTTAGCTCAAGCATAGGGCACGGGGGCGTAGGCGGTGGGGGCATAGGCGTAGTCGCACTCCAGCAGCAGCCCGCGCAGGGTGGGC